TATCGCCATTATCCATGCGGTAACCAGTTGATGTAGTTACATCTGAATTACCAAGATAAATAGTTCCAGATGATGAATGCAAATAAACTAATTGGTCTGCTCTATTGGCCGTAACCAAGAGAGTTGCGGCAGTAGTTACTGTTTTTTGTGATGTATTAGGCAAGTAATAACCTTGCCTCATCTTCAGTAATTCCTAATTTTTTTAACAAAGCGGCTTTGGCTGTCGCTTTTGATTCGGCTTCGGCTTGTTCAATTGCTTGTGTTGCTTGATCTGCTTTCCATGCTTGAAACTCAGTATCGTTCATCTCACGGTCTATAACCTCATTTGTTTCAAGGTCGTGTATTCTTATCATTGGTCTTGTTGATTTAGTCATTATTTAACTCCGTATAAGTAAATTGTTCCGCCAAGTGTTGGAGTGCCAGTGCCTGTTGTATATTGCAACGAGGTAATTGCACTTGTATGATTTGAAGTGCCGCCCATAAAAACTGAGTTAGCAGGGTGATTCCCATACCATTGTGCTGGTTTGTAATTTGTAGAAGTATAATTATTTATTATAGCAACAAAACCATTTGACGAATTTGAAGCATTTGCAGTAGCCCCGTATGGCATTAAATTAGTTTGTGAGCCAGCAGTTCCGCTTTCCGACCCAGTTGCTCCAAATTGTCCAGTAACCGAGTTTGGATGTATGCGAAAAGATGCGTTGGCTGAAAAAGTAATACCAGTTCCGACAAGCATTAACGAATTATATGTTTGATTTATTGAACTCACTACTGTGCTAGTTCCCGATAATGTTGTAGTGGCTAATAAAGTCATTCCGCCAGCAGCAGGGGTTGCCCATTTTAATCCTAATGCCTGAGTTGAATCTGCGGTGAGAACTGTTGCGTCCGCACCAATAGGAACTCTAGCGTTACCTGTATCGTAACCAAATAAATCACCTTTAGTAGTTAAAGGGATTGAAACACCTGCTTGAATGTAATCAAAGAAAATGGAAGCACTTGCGCTAGTGAAATAAAGTTGTCCACCTTCCCATTGGACTAATGCCAATGAACCTGCGGTTGTAACTGTTGCTGTTCCAGCTGTAATTGTGCAAGTACCCGCACCAATGTTTTGAATCCAAACAGCGTCGCCAGCTGAAAACAAAGCTGTGTTTACTGTAATGGTTGTAGGTGAGGCACTGTTCATTTGGATAACAGTTCCAGCGTCGGCAGCCGTTAATACATAAGAAGTGGTTTTAGTGCTAGGTGATCCGCCACCCATTGCGGTTTGTTGTAATGATGTCATTTGGGCTGCGGTTAAAACCTGCCCGGTAGTGAAAGTCTGTTTAGCCATTATTTCTCCTTAGTAACTTAGGACATTATAGTCTAAAGTGCCATAAATCGTGTCATTTAGGATAAGTGAATCGATAATGGGCTCTAGAGTGGTGAATGTGGTTTTGAAGCTGTTTGGTGTGATTTCGTTCTTGGTACCAAATATCTGTAAAGTTTTGCTAATCGTTGATCCACCTGGTTGCGTGGTAGTAACCTTGATTGGATCAAAGAATTTTAGGTTTAACGCTGCGACTATGCCAGTATCATAATTAGGGGTATATAAATCAAGGGTTATAGCATCACATCTAATACTGGTTTCTGCCCTACTGGCAACATAAGCCTGAGCGTAATCAAGGGCTACGGCATCAGTTTGCATCAATAGGTTATCTAGGTAATATGAGTTTAAGAAATACTTGGCTATGGAAGCAGCATTGGTAGCGGTCTGAGTAACACCACCTACCCTAGTAATGTTAGCTGTGTTGTAAATTAAAACATCATTTAATACCCAGGCGGCATTAAAATATGAAATACCAGTACCATTATCAGCAAAGACTGTGGCCGTGCCACCTATTGAACCTGCGGTTACTGCACGATCTTGGAATACAACGTTGCCATTTGCATCCATATAAAGTGCACCATATTCGCTATCAGATACTGTTTGTAGAGCCGCTAATGATGTTCTAAATGTGCCAGGATCAGCCTGTAATGTAGTTAAGCCTGCATCTACATCTCTCATGGTTGCAGGCCATGAGATTTGATCTAAAATTTGATTGATACGAGTTCCAGATAAGTTACCTGCTGCAGCCCCGGTAACAGTTGAAATTTGAGCATTGTTAAGTAACTTAAAACCATCTACGGCAGATATTGTGGTATAAGCAACACTTGAATCTTTGCTAACTGTATTTACATATGAAGTTATAAATCCCGAAAACAATGGATAAGTAACACCATTAAAAGTGGCAGTTATTTGCACTTTCTTCATTGGTGTTAGATAAGGTGAATACGGTGAGCTAGTGTTAAGTGGGTTAAAGTCGCCATTTTGATCTGAAATTTTTAATGTCATATTACCGGCTTGGAATTGATCGGCTAAAGCGTTACGACCTCTTTCGGTAGTTATAGAAATAACTTGATCAGATACATCTACAATTACAGCTGCTGAATCTGAAAGAATGTTAGTATCTAAAATACCGCTATCTAAAATCATTGTTTGGGCAAAAGAAGGCCCGGTAGAAAAGTTAATTATTGCATTGACTGTTGGTACTGCCACTATAAACCGCCAGCTGGATTAAGGTTACGGCCTTCATACTTGGCGCGTAATATGCCTTCCTGTACCAATTCGGTGATTCGGCTAGTTTCAATAACTCCTGTCGCATTAACAGTTACATTTGTGCTAGCACTTGTATTAGTCATTGATGGGGACATGCCACCACCATAAGTGTTGTAATAATTGTTAACTATATTTGTGCCATATTGCAAAGCTTGACCTGGGCCTTGATCACCACCACGACCTAACAAATTAAGCATTCCACCTAATTGTTGAGCAGCGTTACCAGCAACATTTGCCAATTCATTTAACTTTGCGGCTGCGTTCATTTGAGCCAATAATTGTTTAGCCAAAGCCTCATTATTGTCCAATATGGCTAATTGTGATCTAAGTCTTAATTTGGTTTCTTCATCAGTTGCTGAGTTAAGGGCTGCGGTTAAACCAATTCGCTCTAAATCAAATTTATCTTTAAGTTGATCTACGGCCGTTTTGGCTTTGAGGGCAGTTACTTCTTGTTTGCGTAAAGCAATAGTATCTTTGATTGCTTTATTTTCTGCATTTCTTGTAGCAGATGGGATGCCGGAATAACCACCAACATTTTGTTTCATTATTCCAGATTTGCGAACAAATTTACCATCAACTTTTATTACTCTACCTGGAATCAGAGTATCTATAAATCCAGCAATACCTCTAAATGCTGACCCAATTTTCTCAGCTGCTGCAACCATTTTGCTGGTAAAAACATTTATATCGTTACTACCGCTTAATGCAGATAAGGCATCTAATAAACCCTTACCTATTGCTTCTTTGGCATTATCAACAGCAATAGTAACCTTAGCCATATCGCCTACATAACCACTAGCTGCTTTTCTTGCCTGGCCAGCAAAGACAGTATTTAACTCATTTTGAATATCAACAAACTTTCCAGCTTTTAATTGAGCCTTTGAAAGCCCTACACCTAATTTGGCTAAAGCTGTGGTATCACCCATATAGGCTTTAGATAAAACTGTAGATACTGTTGTAAGGTCTTTGCCTGTTGCGGCAGATACATTTAATGCGGTTTCAAATACGCTTTGGGCTTGACTGACATCTTTGGTGGCAATAAGCAACCTTTGGAAACCTGGAATAAGATTTTCATCAACTATGCCATATTGTAATTCTAAGTTTTTTATGTATTGACTTATAGCAGGTTGTTGGTAGGAAAGACCAAGGTTGTCTATGGTGGTTTTTAATTGACCAGCTGCTTTTTCCGATGCTATAAAAGCATTAACAGATGCTTTACCAAATTGTAATAATTTATAACCAGCAAAAGTTTTAGCAAGAGTTTTTCCTAATTTTTGTGCGCTTTTATCAAAAGCTGATATTTCTTTTTGACCTTTTTTAAGGGCTTTACCATTCCACTCGGCAAGTGCTGATACAACTAAATTGGCCATTATGCCGCCTTACCTAAAAATGTTTCGCGGATTTGTGTTTCTTTATTAAATTTTTTTGCCACTTGGTCAATAGCATTAACTACTTTTGGATATACGCGACCTTGATCTTCTGCCCATGCTTTATAAATTAAACGACCTCGTTGCTTTAGAGATCCTTTCATGGTTGATTGACCGCCCATGGATTGAATAAATTGAGATCCAGCCCTAGGGTTATTAGAATGTGAAATGTCATGGTTGCTATCACTTGCTTTACGACCACGCCAAAGTTGACCATTAGGATTTACGCGACCTGCGGTTTCATAAATAGCACCAGCAGCTGAAATGTTGGCAATATAAAAAATGGCCTTAAATCCACTTTGGTTTTTCTTATTAGATCCTTCGCGATAAACAATACCGCTTTTAACTACATTCTGATCGTATTTAGGAAATGGTCTATAATTTAATGCAAATGATGATAGGGGTTTAGTCCATCCTGATAACATCGCGCCATTAGAAGGTGCAAACCCCCGAGCATTATCTCTAATAGGAATCATGGCAGCTTTAATACTTGCTCTCATAGATTTGTTCATTTCAGGATCGATGTTCTTCATGGCTTTTTGAAGTTCTTTAACGCCTGTTACGTTTACTGGCATTTTTAATCTCCTTTACCCGATCCTGTAGGACTAGGACTATTGCTTTTAGCATGTCCGCATCCATGTCAATAAATTCTTTGGGCGCGATGCCTGTCTCTACTGATAAACTTGCTATCGTGTAAAGAAAACTATCCCGCCCTATTATTTTTTTTCGTCATCCAACACTTCAACGGTATCTAAGGTCTCAATAAATTCAAGACCAAAAGTGGTTACAGTTACATTGGCTCTACGCAAACATTCCCAGGCTAACCAGAATATCTCTGATTGTCTTTCGTGTTCGCGTAGAACCTTTGAGATTCCTGCACCGTACTTAATTTCAAAAGCGTATTCAACCCCCGGAGTAATCTTGTGTTCAGATACTTCTCCGTTAGCCCTTGTGATCTTTAGCTTTGCCATTATTGCTCCTTAGAAGCTGCCTGTTGTTGTTTGTACAACTGTTGAGTTACATGTGAATGACATGCTGGAGGTTGAAATATCTCCAACTGCGCCATTCAATGGTGTCAGGTTGTTTACAATAATGCTAACAGTATAAAGAGGGTTTGTCGCTGATACCGCTGTGCCTTTTACTGGAATTAGTACAGCTGTAACGGTTGTGCCGTAAGCAGCCTGAAGGGTTGCCTGTACATTTGCTGCTGCAAAGTCATTTAGGAAATCTAGAGTAAGAGTTGATGCTTCTAGACCCTTTGCAAACTTGTGGGCAGTATCTCCTAGAGCGGTTACTTCTAGCTCATCGAAATTCTGTGTAAGTGTTACTGATGTAATGTGGTCAGATAGATCAACTGAGTTAATCTTTACGCCAACATTATTTTGTAGAAATATGGCCATTATTATTCCTTCTCTATTGTAGGTGCTTGTACTGCTGGCTTTGGATCTTTAATCTGACCGATCTTGATTAAAAACGCCAAATTCTCTGCGGTTGTATCTTGTGCCATT